AGGAACAATATCAAAACTAACCACAAATGGAGTATCTGTAACAGGATTAAATTGAGCGTCAGTTACACTGATGCCCGTGAATTTAAGACCCCAGTTACCTTCAGTTACGGTACTTGCATGATCATGATCTGCATTAGTTACTCCTTGGAAAGGCTGATCTAATTCATATATACGAGCAGCACCAACTCCAGAATTGTGAGCAACAACAATATAACAAGGATCTGTAACAGCATCTCCATTATTTTCAGGTTCTTCAACCCTTAGAATAGAACCAACAAGAATACTTGCGGTATCATTATCTCCAGATGTAAAGTATTTAGAACCATTCTGTAACGAAAGATTGTCCAAATCAACTAACTGAGCACCTGCATTAACTCTTTCAACTTTTGCAAATTTATAAGGTTGACGACTAAGAACCTTTGTAGCTTCTATTGCAAGACCGGCAGCTACTTCACTCTGAGTCGCAGAGGAATCGCTTTGATAAGGAATAGTAAGCATTAAAGGGCTATTATTAAGCATTCCAAAAGTATGATTAAGAACAAGTCTTAATGAGTAATAAGTATTATTAGCTGCATCCAGGGAACCAGAGGTTCCATTATATCCAAAATATGTAACTTGCTCAACACGAGCAGTAGTTGCCATATAAACACGAGGCCCATATAAATCTTCTACAGTAAACCTTGGACTCTTATTAAGAACTCCCAACGAATTCCTATGAATAAATTCATACTCTACACCAGCTTCCAAAGCTCCTTCTTCAAGAGTATGATCTGTACACTTGAAAAATCCCCCAGAATTATTAGGAAGAGCCGCAGGAGAAGCTGCACCACCATTAGTTACTGAACATACATAAAGTTCAGTTTTAGAATCTTCAAACATTTTATTAATGTATTAAGTTAAACAAAAAATTTATTATAAACCAGTTGTATGGATACGGAAGGTAACAAATGCCCTAATAACACCAGCAGCTGTTCCTGGTTGTGTCCAAATAGTTCCGCTATAAAGATTAATACTAGCAGCCTGAACTAATGGTATTCCAGCAGTTGATAATGGATACAGAACAACAATTTTATCTTCAGCAGCACCAATTAAGTTTGCACTCGTAACAGCTCCTGTAACAGCAGTTGACCCAACTCTTACAACAGTGTCATTACCACCACCAGTATAAGCCGCAGTATCAAAATCATATACTAATACAGCCGATACAAATTCTACAACAGAAGTAGATGCAGGTAAATATATTGGAGCACCATCTGCATGATTAAGATCATTAGCAGCATTACCTACGATCTGAGCCGAAGTTATTGTAACTTCTACAGTTCTAAGGTTAGTAGCTTCAACCATACCATCATATAAGCCAACACCTTCTATATTTACAATACCAGAGTCTCCACCATATACAGCAGAAACACCACTAATAATACCATCACTAGGAACAATAGAATTAAAAGCATCTACAAGTTTATTATACCAATAATCATACACCGGAAAGAAAGGTGGATGATCCACGAAATTATCTTTCGTTAATCGTTCTAAAGCCATTTTATTTTTATATTAAATTAAACAATCTAAATTAAGGTTTATTAAATTCTGCTAATGCTAATTGATATCCCTGTGCATCAGTTATAGACATTCTTGCTAGCGTAATTGCTTCCTGAACTATATCAGAATGGATTCCTTCATTTAAAACACAATCATGTGTAAAATCTATTGGATAATTATCAGGATGTTGTACTCCTATTACATAATATCCAGAAATTAATGATCCATCTGTTATAAAGACTGGAATATTTTCATATTGCAATACCCAAAAACCATCAACTGAATTTGGAGTTCTAAAAGGATTTTCAAGATTTTTTCTATAAAAATCATAGTTTATTTTTATAAGTGGAATATTATCAGAAGAACTTGTTGTAGCATATTCATCTAATATCCAGAAAAAAGTTGAATCAAATGCTTTACCAACAGGAGGTGTTATATTTAATTTTCTTGCAAAAGTTCCATCAGTATTTTTAAAATGTGTATCAAAAATGAAAGAATTATAACTATCATCTTTTACAAGAACTTCAATAGCAAGTTGATTAAAAGCATTTTTATTTATCCCATCGTTTAATATACGTCTTACAACCTTTCTCTGGGCTGCAGTAAGTATATAACCCCACTCAGTATTTGTAAATCCAGGAGCATCACTACTATTAATTGATTCATATAGTAGCTCTGCTTCCCTTCTCATTTCAACAAAAATCATTATTTAGAAACTTTTATTTGTGCAGCAATTTTTAAATATATATCTGCTTTTATTTCTTCAGCATTTGTTAAATATGATACTAACTCATCGTAAGTATAAGACACTCCTTCTCCTGGAATATCATATTTATTTCGTGCAGATTTTATTATTGATCCTGCTCGTATCCCCTGTAAAATAAAGTTTTTAATTTTAGCAGAGGGATCGTTCATAATCTTAAGAGCTAAATCTATTTCATTCTCTATAATCTTTCTAATTTCTTTTCTAAGCCAGTCTTTTTCTGCGTCTTCTGGAACATGCTCCATTTTATGTTTTTCCATATAATATACGCCAAGAAAATCTTTCATTGCTTTAGAAGAGTTTTGGATACTTCCAAGATATGTAAAAGCTTCAATTGTTTTATTTGTATCTGTTTGTTCACGTTCTTCTTCATATCCTTCTTCAACTAATGCAAACCTATATTCAGGTCTACTTGTTCTTTTCTCCCAATCAGGAGCTACATGTGGTTGTAATTTTGTAACTCTATATCTGATATTATCAAGAGGATCTGATAAATTAAAAACATATCCTTCATGCATAAGATTATAATCTTTTATAACCTTTACAAAAAAAGTATGCCAGAAATTATCCTTCTTCTTGTTAACATTTAAATCTACATCAAGTTCTTCTTCAAAAAACTTCTTTTCTTCTTCACTATTAAAAGGATTCACTAATGCTCCCAATTTATTCTTAGGTAATTGGAACCAGTTCCCAGCTCCCTCATATTGAAAATATGCAACATGTTCAGGAGATGTAATCATTTTACCTCCTCTAACAACTGGTTTTAAAAAGACTTTTTTATTCTGTAAATACCCTTTTTTAAATGCTTCTTCTTTACTAATTGTACTCATTTCTGTAATCTTTTAAATTAATAATTAACAACCTTTGCCTTTGCCTTTACCTTTGCCTTTACTCTTTTTAGCCATAATTTTAAGTTTTAATTAGATAGTTTTGGAGGGTTGAAGAACTCAACCCCCCTAACTATCAGGATTCTTAACGAAGAATGGAAGGAAGAATACGTGCAGTTTTCTTAGGATTGGTAATTTTAACTCCACCAATGAATCCCTTAAATACGGAATAACCATCAACAGAAGTTGCCATCATCCTAGGATCAGTACGTTTATTATATGGTGAGAAAGGATCTCTTAAGCCGGGTATATAGCCGAAAAATTCTTCTTCGTCCTTAACACTGACTTTAGAAATATTCGATTCTCCATTAGTAGTACCAACGTCAAATATCTCATATATTCTTGAACTGGCAAGTCCACCATCAGGATGTAAGAGAGTGTTTGGATAACCATCTTTCATTGGATCAATGGTAAGTTTAAATTTAATACCATTAACACCAACGTAATTAAGAAACTGTCCCTCATCAAGTGTAAGTTTACCCCCCTCAGCCCTAATATTAAAATTAGCATCAAGATAGGTAATTGAGTTAGCTTTGTTCACAGCGTCTTTATGGAACTGATATGCACCATATTCTCCGGTGGATATAATAAATTCCCTTTTATCTTCAGGAATTTTACCATATGACATATCCATAGCAAAGTCAGTAAGCATATCAAGAGAGAAGGTGTTATAAGTCATAAAGTTACCATACTCCATTTGCTCATAAAGACCATACCCAGAACGAATTACGTTTCCACTTTCTCCTGCATGACCGAAAGTACCATCTGTGAGTTTGTTGGATTTTCCATAACCAATAAGACGAGCCTTATCCCTTTCAAATTGTACATAGAAATCCCAACCAAGTTTATCAATCCAACGGGTCTGTGTTTTACCATTTTGATCTATAAAGGCAAATGCCAGAGGCTTATTTTTACCTTTTGAAATCATATTACCAGGAACTTCATAATTCTTACGAATCATTGAAAGTACGTTTTCCATCTGGTAAGGAGCAGTGTGATGAACACCATTACCTCTCTTAGAGAGTTCCTGTTCAACCATACCAAATAATTCAGACCACATTGTATTGGCAGCCAAGTCGTCAGCGAGAACCCAAAGGGTATCGTCACCAGTGAAAAGCTGAACCCTATACCTCCAGGTATTACCAAACTGTACAGGATCTTCAACAACCCTAAGTTGATAAACTTCTGGTTTATCTCCAACAATATGAGAGGTAGCTTCAAAATATCTTTCAGCAAACCACATATAGAAAAATCCCCTATGAAGACCTACCTGAGCAGCGTCTGTAACAAGGGTAGCTCCAAGAGCATCAGTAGTAGCCTTTACTAAAGGAATACTACGTTCATCTGATCCTTGAAGAAACCAACGATAAACAACATCATCATTGATATATTCAGTAGGAAGACCATTAATAAAAGACACAAAGTTATCTGTACCAACATTAAGTTCATACAGACGATTCATAGTCTTACTTATAATTTCTGGTTCCTGCATACCTAACCAACCAAGATGCGATTCCCTCGTTAACCCACTCCAATATTTAGGATCAACAATTTGTAAAGGTGAAATTTTATTCATATTTATTTAAATTTAAAGCAATTTTATTTTCCAAAAATTCCCCTCATGGACTCTATATTATCACGAGTTGTTTTTTCTTGCTCAATATTAAGAGTAACATGATTCCCAATAGAAGATCCAGTATTCTTTTTAGAGCTTAAAACTTTTTCAAGTTCAGAAACTTCCTTTGTAGTTTTTGACATGCTTGCTTTAGTCCAAACTTTTCCTTTTTCAAAAAAGCCAGTTTCAAGAAGATATGCAAGTTTAGAATCAAAAAATATTGGATCTTCTGCTCTTTTAGCCCAGAGAGAATTTGTAATGCGTCCCTTTGAATCTCTTACCTCTTTTGTAAGAGCTTCATACATTTTAGTTTTGGTCTGTTTATTGATACCCACTCCTGGAATTACATCTTCCATAGTGTTTATAGTGTCTTTTAAACTATCCATAATACGTTTATTTTCATCAGCTTTAAGTGCAGCAATTCTGTTTGCTTCATCTTCTTCTGCTTTAAGTTGCTCCTTAATAGCTGATTTCAGAGTACCTAAATATTCTTTTGCGTCTTCTATATCATCGCCCAAGTCTATGCTACTCTGTACCAGACGATTAATCTTAGCGTCTGTCATTGAAGTTGTAAGTTTAAAATAATCAGTCATTACTTTCTTACGCAACTCCACATTTTCTTCTTTCGTCAGTTCGTCTTCTTTAATAGACTCAAACTGAGTTTTTAAATCTACTAAACTACTGGCAGTATCAGCTGGAACTCCTTTTCCAATAAGGGTAAGGTATTCTTTATATCCTGTATCAAGATCCTCCTTAGCTGCTTCAATATTCTGTTCTATCTCTTCTTTGATAAGATTTCTAAGTGCTGTTGCTTCACCAACTTCTTTCGTCTGTTTAACAAAATCAGCCTCATCAAAGGAAGAAATAAGCCCCTGCTGCACCAAATCCTTAGCAAAGATTACAGTAAAAGGAGCATCAGAAGTATCATTAGTAGATTGTTCATTGGTGGCAGGGGCCTTTTCCTTTTCATCATGATTTTCATCTACTTCCTCTTTAGTCTCTTTATCTGTTTCACTAAGAACCTTATTAATATCTAACTTAGATTCCTTTACAGGTTTTTCTTCTTTTTCAGGTTCAGGCTCAGGCTTGTCCTCTTTATCCTCAACCTTTGTTTCTATAGCTGGAATAGACTCTAACATAGAATTTATATCTAAACTTTTATCCAATTCCAACATGTCTTCAATACTCTGATCAAATACTCCTTTTGCCATAAC